GCCAAACACGCGGGTCATGGTTTCACCCACACTCATATTGATCTGCATGACGACGGCTCCGCTACGGTTCACCACTTCCATGAAGACGGACCGCATATGGATCAGGAGTATGCTGTCGGGGATTTAGATGGTGTTCACGACGGGTTCGAGAAGCATCTGGGTCATACACAGGAAGATGCTTTGGAAGAGAAAGTTCATCCCGGCATTCATGATGAGATAGGGAAGCTTGTGGAGAAGGGAGAGTAATATGGCCGAGAAAAGAAAGCACGCGGGTCACGGCTTTAAGCATACAAAGGTCACCCATCACAAAGATCGCAGTCATACTGTTAAGCATGAGCATGAAGACGGAGTGTCTCATGCCGAGCATGCGGTTTCTAATTTGGATGGGGTTCATGACTCCCTTCAGGATCATTTGGGGGCTCCAAACCCCGGCGAGGCTCAGGCTGATGCCGGTCAACACGGTGTTCCGGAAGAGCACGCAACTCCGGCCGGTCTGCCAATGGGCATGCCTGGCGGCGCGCCCGGTGTAGGAGGGGTTTAATCATGGCTGCTAAGAATCCATCATTGTATCGCGCGATTCATCATCTTCGTAAAGGTGGTTTGCATCGAGCTCTTGGTGTTCCTGAGGGCGAGAAGATTCCTGCTGCTAAGTTGGCCGCCGCTCAACATAGTTCTAATAGTCATATAAAACACATGGCTTCCTTTGCAAAAACTATGTCTGGTTTCAAGCACTAAAATGGATCTCAAAGATCATGCAATAGGTGTTGCTCAAAAAGCCATGCAGGGCGGCGCAGTCCGCTCCTTCTTCGGTTTCTGGAATGGCAAATGCACTTTCTTCGCTATTGTTTTTTCGGTCATCGGCGTTTATGGGTGGTTAGTATTGAATCGTGATCTGACTTCCTTTGCTTTGTTCGCCGGCGCTGTTCAGGCGCTCCTTACGGTTCATTCGATTAAGGAAGATCATTTTCAAGCCCAGGCTCAAGTTCAGCAACAGAATGTGAATGTCGTAGTGGACAACGCCGCAGCGCCGTCCCCAATTAAGGCCGTGATCTAAGGAAAGACAATGAGCAAGATTGCGAGAATTTTTGCATTAGTTTTTCTCCTACTCATGAGTGGTCAGCAACTGCCCGCTGGGCATAATCCGGTGATTGCTGCCGCGCATAAAACGACGCATGCGATCAGGATGGAGACTTTTCTGGATGCTCAAGTCTGTTCAGCAACAGCAGTAGGCCCTCACGCCATTCTTACGGCCACTCATTGTGAGATGCCAACAGAGGTGGTTGAGATAGATGGTCAGGAAGAGGAAATCCAAGGTTATGCACGAGACGGAAGGGATCATACGATTTTGTTAGTTTCGGCAACGTTCACAGACTGGGCTGATTTTTCTACAGAACCTGTTCAGTCCGGCGATGATGTTTTCATGTTCGGAAATCCAGGAGGTCACATCGACTTCTTTCGTAAAGGCGTCGTTGCGAAGGCTCCCCTTGATACGACGGGGATATCGCGATTGGAACTTGCTTTTATCGGCCCCGAAGCAGTTATGACTGTCTATGATTTCAACAGTTGGTTTGGTGATTCCGGTGCCGCCATATTTGACATGGACGGAAAAATTGTTGGTGTTGTTAGCGTGATGGGGACACTGGGTGAGCACGAAGGGATACCCCAGCATCAGTTTATGATTGGTGGTTTTACTCTTCGTTTTTCTCAATCTATATTGGACGGTGCAAAGCATTATGCACCTAAGCCTCCCGCATAAGAAATTTGCTCGCGGCGCGTAAGCGCAAAAAACGCGAAAGCGCAGAGGGCCGCCGATAGCCGCCCCCCACGGGGGGAAGCGAGCAACAGCCCTCATTTTTTCTAGGAGATGTTATGGCAGACGGTCTCGCACAAGCTAAGGCCGCGTTGGAAGGCGCGAAGAAGTTTGAAGCCGGTGTGGAAAAGAAAGCTCCGTCGGCCCCGCATGAGTTTTCTCAAGCGCCATATAAGATGGCGCATACAATAAGAGCCAAGACTGGTTCCGCGCCTACCGCTGGTGAAGAAATAGCCTCCGGTTTGGAGTGGCGTAAGAAGCAAGGCGAGGCAGTTAAGGATGTAGTTCCCAAGGAATAATAAACAGGAGGAAGGCCCAATGCCTTTATCTGGCGATGCAAAGAAAGAATGGCGACGACAAGATTATAAGAAAAAGAAAGTCGCCAAGAAGATGGGTGTGGAAGCAGATGTAGAAATGAGTGGGGAGCAGGCAGCGGCGGATTTTGAAGCGTGCAAAGCCCTCGATGCTGCGAGCCAGCGAGCTCCCGGCGAATTTCACACGTATGAGGATCTTTGTAAGATCTTTTATGGTTCGTGTCACATCAAGCCTTTTGCACATGAGATTTGTGGAAAAAAGAGATCTCTTTTTGACTGGATTGGATTGCGCCATCGTGGTCGTCGGGATCTTTGGTTTCTTGCAGAGACTCTGGGTCACCAGGGATTGAAGGAAAAGACGCACCGCCCCATCATTGATTTCTTTGTGAAGAAGGACAACACTTCGCTGCCGATCGATTACACGAATGAGCAACTGAAGGAATGTCTTCTTATCCAGGACGTGCAGCACGATCGGTTGCTTCTCTATCCTCGCGGCTTCTACAAGAGCACGCTGATGATGGTAGATGCTGTTCAGTGGAACATCAACTTTCCCGATATCGTGATGCTTTCAGTCTCGTCCATCATTAAGTTGAGCAACTCCTTTGTCAAGGAGTATCGAAGCTACTTCTCCGTTAAGGATTTCGAGAATCCGACATGGGGCAGTCCTTCTGGAGATTTCAAGCTGTTGTATCCGGATTTTTGTATAGCCGATGGCGACGGGGACAAGAGATCTTTTCAATGCCCGATGGCCCATCTGGACATGAGGAACCCAACATTGTCTTCCTCTTCGATGGAATCCAGTACGGCCGGTAATCGCGCGCACGTAATTAAGTTTGATGATAGCCAGGATGAACACAACTATCAGATGGTCGAGTCTCGAAAGAAAGTTCGCGAGACGTATGACGCAGTTCGTGAGTTGGTCATTCGTCCTTATGGGTTTGTTGATGTTGGTGGCACCCGCTGGACCGATGGAAACATCGGGGATGATTTCGTTGACGGTAAACAGGTAGCTGTGCCGGATCTGTACGGAACCATCCTCCAACGTAATGAGCAGAGTGACGAGAAGGATCTGAAGGTTCTTGTTGGTGCAGCCTGGGGTGTTTTACCATCAGGTCAAGGAAAGTCTATAAAGGAATTGAAGGAAGAGGATGTGGATCTTCTCTTCCCCGACGGACAAGGCGCATTTAAGATTCTTCGAAAGAAGCTTCTGGAAAACGAAGAACTTTTTCGTTGCAATCAGTTGAATGAGCCGGCCGCGAAGACCGACGTTGAGACTTATGTAAACCATTTCAACGAGGATCTTCTCAGGAAGTGCTATATAAATTTTGCAGAGATTCCCCCTATCGGGAAGGATTACGTCTTTGTTGATTCAGCTAATAGCCTTAGAAAGCAGGCCGATTATTCTGTGGTGATTGCCTATCGAATTGTTGAGAAGGCAGACGAAGATCCTACGGCGTATTTGATGTCCTGTAAATTCGGACATTGGACAAATTCAGAGTTGGCTCAGAACATTGTGGCGTTCTGCAAACGGTGGAACCCCATATGTACTTTCATTGAAGAGCTTCCGACTACAAGTGATCTCTTCAAGAAAGGCATTCAAGAACAGAAGCGTCTTCAAGGCACAAGTGATTTTCAGATTCAGTGGTTTAAACCAGATCCCCAAGCAAAGGCAAAAGAAATTCGCGTTAAGGGCGTTGAGATGTTAGCCACGTCGGGCCGTTGGAAGATATGTCTCGGGTTCGGAACGGACTCCGCACTTTGGCTTGACGAGTTGATGAAGCAGTTTATGCAGTTCACCGGCCATAAGACGACTAAAGGTCATGTGAGCGGGCGTCACGACGATATCCCGGATTGTGCAGGTTTCGTCGGTAAAGTTATGCCGATGTCCAATCGCACTCCTGAAGACACCGCGATGCAAAAGCGTTTGAAAGAGAAGGCAGACAGAGAAAGAATGTGGCGAATAATTCGTGGCGAGGAAGCGGGCTCTCGTCCTTTAACAGGCGGGTTCGGCGGCGTTCCAATGGAAGAGGGCGCCATTAGCCCCATTCACGATGCGCTTAGGCCTTTGAATCGATCTTCTTCGGGGCCGCCAATATCTTTTCCAAAGAGAGTGCAAATATTAATTCTCTTTGTTTTGTTCATGCTTAAAGGTTGCTAATGGCAGACGAACAAGTTCAACAGCAGCAGATACGTGATCTCTACGTTGAGCCTGCGTCGGAGATTACTAGCGACAGCATGAAGAAGGATCCGGAAACGGACATCCTTGAGTTTGAAGCCAAAGCGGCAGTGAAGTTGGTTCTCGACGATACGAATATGGCCGAGAACTATCTGAACGTTTTGCAGTGGGCATCGGGCTGGACATTGGCTGATACTCTTTATCAATCGCCGGCCTCAGCAACAGCGTTCGATGGTGGTAACGTAGCTCAGGCGAACGTTCCGAAGTTTCTAGTTTCGAATCACATCTCTTCGATTGTGCCGAAGTTGATGGGTGGAATCTTCTATGAGGATCCCCCATTTCTCCTGCGTCCTCGTCCGGGAACAAGTCAAGAGATTGTTCGTGCCAAGACCGCAGTGTTTTCTTATCAGCTTTGGGATATGAAGTTTGAGGAAGAAGCTGAGCGCGGTTTGGATCAGATGGCCCTTCTTGGTACGATGATCATGAAGTGGGGCTATACTCAGTACACCAAGAAGGTGAAGAAGTATAAGCGTGTAGCTCAGCCGGAGACTCTTGAAGATCCAGGTGCGAAACCAAAGAAAGTTCATACAGCTGCTTCAGATTCTTTCGACATTGGGTGGGAGGATAAAGTAGTCTCCCGGCCGTGGATTAAGTATTGTGATATCCGCACGGTGTTGGTGGATCCCGGATGCCGGTACGGAGATATTCGCCGGGCCGGCTATGTTGTATATCGGGATTATGCGACGTACCATGATTTGGATATTCTTCGTAACATCGATGGATATGAAATTCCCGCAGAAGATCTTTTGAAGCTTCTATTTTTGAAGGGTCAAGAAAGTAATGGCGGCGCTGATAACATCAGCATGACTATCCCCGAAGGGATGCGCGGATATATTCAGCATGCGGTTCCCCGCAATTATAAGACGACAGCCAATCCGATGCAGAACGGGTTGGAGATTCTTGAGCGTTGGGATAACGAGCGGATTATCGTTGTGCTCTCTTGCAACGGTCATAACATCTTGATTCGCAATGAGGCGAATCCATACGGGAAGATTCCTTTCTTGTCTGCGAACTGGCGGAACATACCCGACTGTTTCTATGGTCAGGGGTTGGGAATTTTGATCGGAAGTGAACAGCTTGTTGAGCAGGGTGTTACGAACCTGGCCCTCGATCTGTTGGCTTATGGATTGCAACCGACAGCCGTACGCAAGAAGGGATTCAATACACCTACGCAGGCCCAGCGTTGGAAGTTGGGTGGTATCATCGATGTTGACGACGACGTTGATAAGGCATTCAAGTTTATGGAAATGCCGCCGGTGCCTGGTGAGGCGTGGCAGTTCATTCAACAGGCGCAATCTTCTGCGGCCACCACATCGGGAGCGAACGAGCTTGTCGGGCAGGGCGCTACTCTAACAGGTAATCGTACATCCGGTATGCGCTCGGGCACGGGTGCGGCACTTGTAGGCCAGGCCAATGCCTCTCGTTTGGACGGCCCCGACGGTCGATTCATTCGGCAGATTTTTGAGCCTTGGTTGTATCAGATGGACGAATTGAATAATCAGCTTTTGCCCACAAAGGTTCTTCGTGATCTTTTGGGCGAAGAGTTGGGCGAAGAGTACGAGATCGATCACGTTGAATTCCGCGAAGCTAAAATCGAATATGAAGTCCTGGCTGGAGCGCATCTGGGCGCAAAGCGCGAGATGGCCCAGTCACTGCCATTTGTGATGCAGCTTTTGAACAATCCGACTTTCGTATCCAATGTGAATGATTCCGGATTTATATTTGATGGTGTAGCGATATTCAAATCGTTTACGGATTCGGCCGGTTGGAAATTCAGTCAACCGTTCCTTCGTGAGATGACGCCGCAAGAGAAGCAGAAACATGATGCTAACTCGCCGGCGGCAATGCAGGCTCGGCAGTTGCAGTCACAGCAGCAACAGCAGTTGGCGCAGTTCCAGCACGAGGAGCAGTTGGAAGATCAGAAGCAGTTGGGCAAGGCGGCCGCAGAAGTTTCCCGGCAGACTGTTGAGCAGTCCCTTACTAATCAAGAAGTCGAGGGCGAACCGGGAAATAAGGGTTTTGGTGATGTAGCGAATTTATAAATCCAATAGAAAGGAAAAACAATGGCATCGAAATCGATGTTTGAACCGCTCGGTCAGAACATTTCGCACGATGAGAAGATGTATTTAGCGACTATGGCCTCGCATCGAGGTTTTGAAGTTGAAAAGAAATTGATTGAGGATGCTTGTCAGCAGGCTGTTCAACGCGTCATTATGTTGGATCCCGAGGATCCGGAATATGACGCAAAGTTGAAGGTACGCCAATTGATAGCGAGAGTTGTCAATGATTTTTCGGCCACTCTTATCAAATCAATTTGGATGCACACGGAGGCCGGTAAGCTAG